GGCATGGATCCGGGGACGGTTGCTGCCCAGGCGCTTGGTTTTGATACTGGCATGGGCGCGTCGTATGGCGCCGTCGGCGGCGATGGCGGCATGTCCAGCGGGGGTTCGGCTGACAGTGGAGCAGCCACTGGCGGCGGAGTGATGTAGGCGCATCGCGCCAACGGCAACCACGCAGCCGGCAATGCGTGAGATGAGGTGAGCATGAACGAAGAAACAGTCCTGGACGAACTGGAACCCGCGGCCGTAGAGCCGGAAGTCGAGCCCGAGCAGCCTGACGGCGAACCTCCGGAGGCGGAAGACGAACTCGTTGTCCAGATCGGCGACGAAGAGCCAGCCCAAGAGGCAGAACGCGCCCCCGATTGGGTGCGCGACCTGCGCCGTCAGCACCGTGAACTGCAGCGGCAGAACCGAGAACTGCAGGCCAAGCTGCAGACCGTCGCGCCCCAGCAACAATTGACGCTGGGACCGAAGCCGACGCTGGAAAGCGTGGACTACGACAGCGCCAAGTTCGAGCAGGAGCTCGAAGCCTGGTACACCCGCAAGCGCGAAGTCGATTCTGTGCGCGAGCGCGCCAAACGTGCGGAAGAAGAGCAGACTCAAGCCTGGCAGTCCAAATTGGAGCAGTACGGCAAGGCCAAGCAGGAACTTCGCGTCAAGGACTACGACGAAGCCGAGGCTCTGGTGCAGGAAACCATGAGCACCGTGCAGCAGGGCGTGATTCTGCAGGGCGCCGAAAACCCGGCACTGCTGGTCTATGCGCTCGGCCGCAATCCGAAACGCGCCAAGGAACTCGCGGCCATCACCGACCCGGTGAAATTCGCCGTCGCCATCGGCAAACTGGAGAAGGACATGAAGGTTACCCCGCGCAAGGCGCCACCGCCAGAATCCACCGTTCGCAGCGGTACGCCGGCCAGCGCCAACGATTCGACGCTGAATCGCCTACGTGCAGAAGCCGAGCGCACGGGTGATATGACCAAGGTCATCGCATACCGTCGCCAGATGCGCGAAAAGGAATCCGCGAGGCGCTAGACTTACCAGAGAGATGGTGTATAGTCCACGCCATCTCGGGTTTCGCCAGCCCCAAAATCGGCAGCGCAGAACAGAGCGTCCGCCCGGCTCCAACGGGGTGAGTAGCAGTCGCGGGTTACACCGCAATCGTCACTCATTTGCATCAGGAGCCTATCATGGCGAATTCGTTTTCCAAGGAAGAGCGCGTCGCGTTCGAGGACATCCTCGAGAGCTTCAACGACGCTCTCGTGCTGTCGCGCCACGTCTCGATGTACCGCACCGAAGGTACGATGATGGAGCGCACGAACAACATCATCTGGCGGCCGCAGCCCTACATCGCCCAATCCTTCTCGGGCATGGATCAGACGCTGAACTTTCAGCAGATGACCCAGCTGTCCGTGCCGGCGACGCTGGGCTTTCAACGCTCTGTCCCGTGGATCATGGACGCGCTTGAACTGCGCGACTCGCTGCAGGAAGGCCGCCTCGGCGACGCCGCGAAGCAGAAGCTCGCCAGCGACATCAACCTCGCCATCATGGCTGTGGCCGCGAACCAGGGTTCGCTGGTCGTCACCGTTGCCGGCGCTGCCGGCGACTATGACGATGTCGCCCTGTGCGACACGATCATGAACGAGCAGGGCGTGCAGGCGTTCGACCGTTACCTGGCGCTGTCCAGCCGCGACTACAACGGCATGGCCGGCAACCTGGCGATCGCCACGCGCTCGTTCGGCAACCGCATGAGCGACGAGGCGTATCGTCGCGGCTTCGTGGGCACCGTGGCTGGCTTCGACACGTACAAGTTCGACTACGCCAACCGCATCCGTGCGGCCAGCGGGTCGGACCCGACGATGTCCACGCTGGTCGGTGCCGGCAACTACTGGGTGCCGCAGGCAACCTCGGTGGCCACCACGGGCGAGACGGCCAACGTCGACAACCGCTTCCAGACGATCACGGTTTCCTCGACCACCGATCTGCGGGCCGGCGACGCCATCACCATCGGCGGCGTCAACGCGGTGCATCACATCACGAAGGGCGACACCGGCAACCTCAAGACCTTCCGGGTCGTGCAGGTGCTGACGTCTACCACGTGCGTGATCACCCCGCCGATCATCAGCAACCAGGGCGGCACCGACGCCGAGGCGCAGTATCAGAACGTCGTGGTCACGCCGAACGCGACGGCCACCGTGGACCGACTGAACATCGCCGCGGCGCCGATCAACTGCTTCTGGCAGAAGGACGCGCTGGAAATCCTGCCGGGCCGCTATGCGGTGCCGATGGATGCTGGTGCGGCGGTGATGCGGGCCTCGACGGACCAGGGCATCGAACTGGTGATGCAGAAGCAGTACGACGTCAACACCATGAAGACGAAGTACCGCCTCGACACCCTGTACGGCGTCGTGAACAAGCAACCCGAGATGTCGGGCATCCTGCTGTTCGGCCAGACCTGATGAACAGGGGGGCTTCGGCCCCCTTCGTCAACTCATCTTCCAGGAGCACATCACCATGACCTACTCTGTCGTCGCGTCCCAAGGGACCGCAACCGTCACCCTCACCGCCAACCAGAAGATCGCCGTTCGCACGCAAGGCGAGGCGCAGGTTCTGCAGGTCGTCGGGTTCCCCAACTACCCTGAGCAGCAAGACCTGCTGCAGACCGTCACCAACACGACCTACACCTCGTCGGCGTTTGCCAACGGCGCGACGCTGGTCATCAATGCCGGCGCATTCCCGGTGCAGTACGAGGTTGGCACCGATCCCGTCATCAGCGATGATGGCAACTGGCAGCCGCAGGGTGCGCCGACCAACATCGCTGACGGCGGCTCGATGGCCGCGACGGCTGCTGCCCTGCTCTCGGGCATCGTGACCGCCACGCCCACCACCGGCCGGAACATCCAGCTCCCGCTGGCCACCGACCTCAACGCCGCCACCAGCATCGCTGTCGGTGAGTCGTTCGACTGGTCGCTGATCACGCTGGCTGCGTTCGCGCTGACCATCACGGTCAACACCGGCATGACCATCGTGGGTTCGGCCGCTACCGCCGGCACCTCGGGCGCTGCGGCTCGGTTCCGCACGCGCAAGGACTCGGCCACGACGTACATCACGTACCGGATCTCCTGATCCCGGGCCGCGGGCGGTTTGGGTTGGGGGTTCCCGGCCGCCGCCCGCGTTTTCACATCTGGAGGCACCATGCCGCTGAAGAAGGGCTACTCGCAGAAGTCAATCTCGTCCAACGTCTCCAAGGAGATGAAGGCCGGCAAGCCGCAGAAGCAGGCCGTGGCGATTGCTTTGAACACCGCGCGCACTGCGGCAATGAAGGCCGGCAAGCCGAGCAAAGGCCCCGGCCCTGCGCCAATGAAGCGAGGCATGAAGTGAAGGCGTCGAAGCCTGGCCTGTACGCCAATATCAACGCCAAGCGCGAGCGCATCGCTGCCGGCAGCGGCGAGAAGATGCGCAAGCCTGGCGCCAAGGGTGCGCCCACGGCCGCGGCGTTTCGTGCGTCGGCCAAGACCGCCAAGAAGCCCAAGTGATGGAATTCCCGCGCTTCGTCTATCTGTCCCCTGGTACGCAGCGACACAGTAGCGGCGGCACGTACCGCTTTGTTTCTGTGGGCGACCAAGCAGAACACGACGCCTATCTCGCTCAGGGATGGGCCGTGACTGTGCGCGACGCCATCGCGCAGGCCGGCGAAGCGGCGTTTCTGTCTGGGCTGAACGACCGCCAGGCCAAGAAGGTCCGAAAGCTCAAGCCGTGGCTGAAGCTGCAGGCTCAGGAAGCCGCCCAGAAGGCCGCAGGATCGCTCGCAGGCGCATCGGAGATACCAGAGGTGCCCGAGGACGACAACGCGCCTCCTACGCGGGCTGAACTGCAAGCCAAGGCCACCGAGTTGGGCATCAAGTTCGACGGGCGCACCAGCGACAAGACGCTGCTGGCCAAGATTGATGCTGCCATGAAAGGGCCTGTCTGATGGGCTACAGCAAGCGCCAGTTCGTTGAAGCCGCCTTCGAGGAAGTCGGCCTCGCGGCATATGCCTTCGACATCCAACCCCAGCAGCTGGAGTCAGCCCTGCGCCGCCTCGACGCCATGATGGCCGAGTGGAACGCCAAGGGCATCCGCCTGGCCTATCCGCTGCCGTCCAGCCCGCAGTTCAGCGACATCAACGCCGAGTCCGAGGTGCCCGACAGCGCCAACGAAGCCATCATCACCAACCTCGGCATCCGTCTGGCTGCTGGCTACGGGAAAACCCTGATGCCGCAGACCATGATGGCCGCCAAGCAGGCGTACAACACGCTGCTGTCTCGCGCCGCCATGCCGGTGGAGCAGCAGTTCCCGGGCACGCTGCCCGCGGGCGCAGGCAACAAGCCCTGGCGCATCTACGACGATCCCTTCTTGCCGGCCCCGGTGGACCCGATCACGGTCGGCACGGACGGCCCGCTCGCATTCAACTGAGGCCGCACCATGCCGCAGATCTACCAACTCTCGCTGTTGTCGCAGGTCAGTGCTGGCGACCAGATCCCCGTGTACTCGCCGCAAAACGGCGACTCTCGGCGTCTACCGATGTCGGCTCTGCTGTCGTACTTCCAGCAGCAGTTCGCCGCGCCCACGCTGGCCACGAACATCTACGTCCCGACGACGGGTTTTTCCATCGCCGCGCCCACCCCGGTTGCGCAGCAGCAGTGGATCCTGCTTCAGCCTGCCGGCACGCTGGCCTCGGGCACCGTGGTGCTGCCGCTGAACACCGCCACACCCGATGGCACCGAGGTGCTGATCACCACCACCCAGCAGATCACGTCGTTCACGCTGGGGCTGAACGGCGCCGCGGCAGCATTTGGCGACCCGACCACGCTGGCTGCGGAAGATTTCTTCCGCATGCGCTTCGTGCAGGCCACGAACAGTTGGTATCGGATCGCGTGATGGCCACGAAAGATCCCCGCTTGGCGAAGGCTGGCGTTTCGGGCTACAACCAGCCGAAGCGCACGCCGTCGCACCCGACGAAATCTCACGTCGTGGTGGCCAAGTCTGGGGATCAAATCAAGACCATCCGCTTCGGTCAGCAGGGTGTTAGCGGGTCACCGCGCCGCGAAGGCGAATCTGAGGCAGACCGCGCGCGCCGAGAATCGTTCAAGGCTCGCCATGCCGGCAACATCTCCAAGGGCAAGATGTCGGCAGCGTATTGGGCCGACAAGGTCAAGTGGTGATCCATGCCCCAAATCCCCATCCTTTCCGGCGTCTTCACCGACAACGGTCCTGACGTCCGAACCTCGTACCCGGTCAACCTGGTGCCGGTGCCCAAGACCAGCGGCGTGAGCCAGGAATACCTGCGTCCCGCTGACGGCCTGGTGGCAAACGGCGGGGGGCCTGGGCCAGACAGGGGCGGGATCTTCTGGAACGGCATCTTGTACCGCGTGATGGGCAGCAAGCTCGTGACGGTCAGCGTCTCTGGTACGGTCACGGTGCTGGGCGATGTGGGCAACGACGGCAAGCGTGCGACGCTGGACTACAGCTTTGACCTGCTGGGCATCGCGTCCAACGGAAACCTGTTCTTCTGGGATCCGGTCGCCGGCACACTGACGCAGAACACCGATCCTGACTTGGGTACGG